ATACGCCTAAGCTATATCGATTCGATTCTTAGGAAACGCAGCATTCTTGGATCGAAGGCTCTGGTTTATGAACTGGAGCTTTTTCTATACCTTTTTTCAAGAATACAACGGGGAGGTGAGCTTGATGCCTTGGAAACCAAAGAGCATCTGTAACTATCCTGGGTGTCAGTCGCTGACCTATGATAGATATTGTGAGAAGCACAAGAAAGAAATGATTAAGGTCCAGAACGATAGGACTTCAAAGATGTACACTTACCAGTGGAGAAAGGCTAGCAAAGACTTTCTTAAGAAGCATCCGCTGTGTGTTCACTGCGAGAGAGAAGGAAGGCTGACTCCAGCATCAGAGGTGGACCACATCAAACCACACGGTGGTGACCGGAAGCTCTTCTGGAACAAAAAGAACTGGCAGCCGCTGTGTAAAAGTTGTCACTCCAAGAAGACAGCTGAAGAAGATGGAGGCTTCGGAAATAATCCTAAACCCATGAGGGGGTAGGGGGTCTGAATCTCTACAGAAGCCTTCAAACGACAACGCGCCAGGGTCTTCTGTGAGAAATCGCGAAAATCCAAAGGGGGGTATATCCCGGATATCATGCGCAATATTCAAGGGGAGAAAATCTCCTGGAAATCGCATGAATAGTAGGGTATAGCGACCCATGAATAAACAAGGAACTGAATCAAAGTGAATTCATTACAAACATGAAAAACAGGTGTTTTTCTTTAATATTTTATGAGTTTTAGCCTATAGACTGGAGTCTAGGGCTTTTTTATTGCCAAGAAACGGAGGGAATCTGATGAAACAGGACATGATTATAAGAAAAGTGCCGGTAACGGATATCAACCCGGCAGAATATAACCCAAGAAAAGATTTAAAGCCCGGAGACCCAGCTTATGAAAAGCTGAAAAGGTCCATGACAGAGTTTGGATATGTGGAGCCGATCATCTGGAATGAAGAGACGGGCAATATTGTGGGTGGACATCAACGATTCAAGGTACTTGTAGCAGAAGGCCATACGGAAGTTGAATGCGTCATTGTTAAGATGAACCCTGAAAGGGAAAAGGCACTCAATGTTGCGTTAAACAAAGTAACCGGTGACTGGGAGTTTGAAGCTTTGGCTGATCTGATTAAAGATCTGGAAGCTCAGGACTTTGATGTGACTCTTACCGGATTTGATGCTGCAGAGATTGAAGACCTCTTTAGCCAGGTTCACGATAAGGATGCCACCGATGATGATTACGATGTGAATAAAGCATTAGAGGAAGCGGCCTTCGTTAAGCCGGGAGATGTATGGCTTCTCGGAAGACACCGTCTGCTTTGTGGAGATGCAACAAAAGCTGAAGATGTAGAAAAGCTCATGGATGGCAAGAAGGCCAATCTAGTTCTTACGGACCCGCCTTACAATGTGGACTTCGAAAGCGCCAGCGGTCTTAAGATTCAAAATGATAAACAAGATAACGACACCTTCTATAGTTTCCTGCTTGCAGCTTTTAAGAACATGGCAGAGCATACTGCACCTGGAGGATCCATTTATGTCTTTCATGCAGATACGGAAGGACTCAATTTCAGGAAAGCCTTCATTGAAGCAGGGTTCCACTTAAGTGGTGTTTGTATCTGGAAGAAGAACTCTCTGGTCCTTGGTCGAAGTCCATACAACTGGATTCATGAGCCGATTCTCTTTGGATGGCTGAGAGGCGCTAAGCATAAATGGTTTACTGGTAGATCTGAAACCACAGTATGGAATTATGATAAACCAAAGAAAAATGGTGAGCACCCAACAATGAAACCAGTGCCGCTCCTTTGTTACCCAATCAAGAATTCATCCCAGGTCAACGGTATTGTGATGGACCTCTTTGGTGGTAGCGGTTCTACACTCATTGCCTGTGAGCAAATCGACCGAATCTGCCACACCCTAGAATTGGACCCCAAATACGCGACTGTGATTCTGAAAAGATTTATTCAGCAGGTTGAGACAGATGAAGATGTATTTGTGCTTCGTGACGGTGAGAAGGTTCATATCAGCGGTGTTGAGAAACCATCAGAAATTCAAGATGTATAAAAGAAACACAGTATTTTCCTCATAATTAACTTGCTATATGTCTCGTTTAGAGTGATATATGTACATGACCAAAGAAACACACCTAAATGAGAAAGGGGAAAATACCATGGCAAACAAGGATTTTTTAAAGAGCAACTTCGGGATCGAGATTGAATTTACAGGAATCACAAGAAGAAAAGCAGCAAAGATTGTAGCAGAGCATTTAGGCGGGACCATAGAAGAACTCCACGATTACTACGGAACCTTTAGAATCACAGCACCCGATGGACGAAAGTGGAAAGTGATGTATGACGGAAGCATTTATACTCAAAAGAAATCAGGCGGCCAGAAGGTTTCAGCTTCCAAAGAGTACAGTGTCGAGCTGGTTAGCCCAATCCTAACCTACGAAAAGGACATGGCAAGCCTTCAGGAGATGGTGAGAAAACTCAGGAAAGCCGGAGCTTTTTCAGAACAGCAAAACTGCACCGGGATTCACATCCACCTAGACGGCAGGGACCACACACCAAGATCCATCAGAAACTTCATGAACATCATCTACTCAAGAAACGACCTTTTATATGATGCCCTTCAGATAGAGAGACGCAGGATGCACTACTGCAAAAAGATGGACCAAAGCCTTGTTGAGAGGATGAACAAGAAAAAGCCAACCACCTTGAAGCAGATTGAAGACATCTGGTACCAAGGCTACAGCGACAGAAGAGAAAGACACTACCATGAAAGCCGATACCATTTTCTAAACCTTCATAGTCTTTTTAATGGGTGCGGAACGGTGGAGCTTAGGGGATTTAATGGAACCCTTCACGCAGGCAAGATTCGAAGCTACGTTGCCTTAAGCCTCGCGATGAACCACCAGGCCTTGACCCAAAAGAGTGCCAGCAGCAAGAAGCCACAGATTGAAAACCCAAAGTTCTCCATGAGAACCTGGCTTAACCGAATCGGCTTCATCGGAGACGACTTCAAGAACTGCCGAGAACATTTGTGTAAGCATTTGGAAGGCTCAGCAGCCTGGAGATTTCGCACTGCCGCATAGATAAAAAAGGCGGCGCCTTCAAACCCACCGAGCGGGCAACCGCTCTTAAGGTGGTAGAAGGGTTCCCAGCTTCAAACAAAAGCCCACACAGGCGAAGCTAAAGGGGGATAAACCGCTCTTTAAGAAAGGATGAAGTGATGATGAAAGTGGAAAAAAGACTCAACGTTGCCTATGGGTCCAATCTGAATCTCGGTCAAATGGGCATGAGGTGCAAGGCGGCTAAGGTCTACGGCAAAGGGGTGTTAAAAGGATACCGTCTACTATTTAAAGGTCAGATGGAAAATGCCTACTGCACCATTGAGAAAAGACGTGGTGGTAAAGTTCCGGTGGTTGTTTGGGAACTTGAACCGGAAGATGAGAAGGCACTGGACTTTTACGAGGGCTATCCGAGGTTCTATGAAAAGGAAGATGTGAAGATCACATTGGAAGATGGAACGACCATCATGGCCATGGTGTACATCATGACCGATAAAATTCTAGACCGGATCCACCTCAACCTTCCAAGCAGAAGTTATCTGGATACTGTAATAGAAGGTTATAGAGCTGCTGGTTTTGATGAAGCGTTTATAGAAGAAGCCTTGGCCATCAGTGAAAAAGCTATAAAGAAGTATCCACCGAGATTTCTATAGTTGGAAAATATACATCATTTCTTGATATATCACTTGCATTAACCTGTGTTTTGAGTGATATATGTTAGTACCAAAAGCAAACAGAAAGCAAGGAGGTCAAAGAAATGATGATTCAGAAGAAAGACAAGTTTGAAAACAGAGGTGGTAAGGTTTACGAAATCGCAGGTAAATGGGATCGGGATTTTATCTTGGCACCACTTGAAGAAAGTGATGATGAATGCCTAATCTACACACCCGGTGAAATGGAGGAATTTCTTGAAACAGGACATTTCAAAAGAGTGGGAGGGACAAAGTGATGAAAGCATTATTCGGTAGAAAAGTATGCGACATAGTAGAGCTTAAAGAACTCACCCACCAAGCCATCAAAGAGGGAAAGAAGGGTCAGCCATACACCATCACGAGAGAAGTGATTTTAAAGGATGCAGAGTTTAGAGATTTTGCCCAGGACTTTTTCAAAGATCAGCCTTGGATTTCACATGAAGATGGTGGGATGGACCAAGAGGGTAAAATCAGATGCATCAGAGTCGTGAACATCGACACGGGAGAGAGGGTTCTGGTAAATACGGAAGGATATGATTATCCGCGTTACACCGGCCTCGAATTTTAAAAACTGAAGAAGGGCACCTAGCCCTTTTTTAGATAGTGCACTTAATTATCCGCATTCTATATAGCCGTGCGGGTTATTAAGTGCATTTATGTTTTAGTAAACCAAAGAAATACCTTGCTATATCTTGTGTTTAGAGTGATATATGTAAGTACCAAAACGCAAGGAGGTACAATAATGAACCGAAAAGAAATGATTAAACAACTGGGTGAGCACTTTGGTGTGAAACCTAAATACTTAAGTGTTCCAAGCTTTGCCTATGAAATCAGAACTGAAAATGAAGTCTACACTATCGACAGGCATGGAGATATTACCAGAGGAGATGGGGAGTCCATCACTATGGAAGAAATCCTGAACCAACAACTGGAGTCAACACCACTGGCGGATCAAGAATACAATGATGATGATTCAGTTGATGAAGCAGAAGTTCAAGAAGCATCTCAAAATGTAGGATCAAGTGATCCTCTTGAAGAACTTGGTGGTGTTGAAGTTAAACTCAACTTCGAAGAGCACACAGCTGATAGCCTAAAGAATATCATCAACATGCTTTACAGCAAACAGCGACTCATCATGATGGCTTTTGAAACAGAGGAAGTCTTCATGGATGAAGGGTTTGCTGAAGACCTAAACAAAATCGGAACCAATGATTTAGAGGGTCTTAAAGAAGCACTTGAAGAACTGGGTGTAAATAGGTGCCCTGGATTTCAGATTGATTTTGACGAGAAGACGTTTACCTTCAAACTTTACAGCTCAAAATTGAATCCAGAGAGAATCAAGGCATTTCAGGATTTATGTGTACTAATAGCAAGATACGGAAGAACCTTAAACCGCGCATCCTTCAAACAGGCTCAAGATGACAACCCGAAGTATGCACTTAGAACCTGGCTGATCCGCATTGGAATGAATGGTCCTAAGTACAAGGAGACCAGAAAGACACTCCTAAAGCATCTGGAAGGAAGTGGCGCTTTCAGAAAGGTGGATGAAACCGATGAAGCCTAAATGCAGACTCATTGGAGAGAACGGGAACATCTTTAATCTCATGGGGATTGTATCAAAGACACTAAAGGAAGCTGGGGAGCCTAAAAAGGCAGAAGAAATGATTCAGCGCATCACCAAAGAAGCCAAGAGTTATGATGAGGCTCTGGCCATGCTGATGGAATATGTGGATGTGGAGTAGGAGGTGCGAGAGATGGATCGATTTTTTAGTCAAAAGACTTGTGACCGCTGCGGTGGTAGTTTAGAAGGTGGACGAATCATGTCCATGTTTAATGAGCAGTGTATCTGCATGAGCTGCAAGGATAAGGAAACCAAAGACCCTGAATACAAAAGAGCAGTAGAAGCAGATCATGAAGAGATTCGAAAAGGGAACTTAGGCTTTAAAGGAATTCGTGGGAAGTAAATTTAATGCATAAACATTGCTTTATTTTATGCAGATAAGAATAGTAATGTGCAGAAAACAATACGAGTGATAGGGACTTTCAGATGAAGGTTCCTTTTTCTTTGCTGCAAATGAAGGAGGTGAAAGTTATGGCGGGTAGAGGAAGACCACCAAAACCTACAGCGGTCAAAGAGCTGGAAGGTAATCCAGGAAAAAGACCACTGAATAAGAACGAACCGAAACCAAAACAGATAGCACCGAAGTGCCCGTCATGGCTGGAACCGGATGCCAAGAAAGAATGGAGAAGGCTATCAAAGGAACTGGAAGCCATGGGGCTACTGACTCAAGTGGATATGGCCGCTTTTGCCGGGTACTGTCAGGCCTACGCCAGATGGAAGGAAGCGGAGGAATTCATCACAAAGCATGGATCCATCCTAAAGACCGCTTCAGGATACATTCAGCAGATTCCTCAAGTGTCCATTGCCCAGCAAAACCTAAAACAGATGAGAAACTTCTGCTCAGAGCTTGGACTAAGCCCATCGGCCCGAAGCAGACTCAACATTAATAACAGTGGTAACACCATCGAGGGCGATGCCATGGAAGAGCTGCTGGCGGGTGTGCCAAAGGCGGAGGACATTCTGAAAAAGAGTAAGGACGACTAATTTGAAAGGAGGAGCGCCTATGCCATTTAGTGAAGCGCATGCGAATCACGCCATTAACTTTATCGAACAACTGAAGCTGACCAAGGGCAGATGGGCCGGTCAGCCTTTTAAGTTATTACCGTGGGAGAAGGACCTGGTGAGGCGTCTCTTTGGAACCTTGAGGGAGGATGGTACCCGCCAATACCGAACCGCCTATATGGAGATTGGTAAGAAAAACGGTAAGTCGGAGCTGGGCGCAGCCATTGCCCTTTACATGCTTCTTGCTGATGGGGAACCTAATGCAGAGGTTTATGTGGCCGCTTGTGACAGGCAACAGGCCAGCATCATTTTTAATACCAGCATGAACTTCGTGGAAGGAAATCCAACCCTATCAAAAGTGACGAATCTGGTGAGGTCAACGAAACGAATCGTCTATCCAAAGACGGGAAGTTTCTATCAGGTACTTAGTTCCGATGTTAAGTCAAAATCCGGGATTAATGCATCATGTGTAATCCTCGATGAGATCTGGACCTATCCAAATCCTGACCTTGCCAAGATGCTGACCACCGGTTCAGGGGACGCTAGAACACAGCCGCTCTTTTTATATCTCACCACTGCAGGGAATCAACTCTCTGGCTATGGCTGGGAGATGCATCAAAAGGCGAAAGACATACTGGAAGGCAAGAGAA